ACTCCTCCTTGATTGTAGCCTAGAGTTTGACTATCTTGAATAGGGTCAATATAGAGAACGCTAGTTCCTTCCTTGCCCGCGCTTGCCGAGTTACCTAGCTCCTTGTATCCGGTGTAGTTTGGAATTAACTGAAGTAAAGTGTTGTCTTGAGCGTATATCGATAGCTCGATAAGGTCAGTTGTAGAGTTAAACTCAGAATTAATAATATACTGATCTACTAACCCTGTATCTTCGGCTGAGTAGCTGTTAATTCCTTCTACATTTGGAACTTCTTCAGTTAATATGTATGTAGTTTCTGCCATTAGACTTCTGATTGTTGAACTGCCTGTGCACTAAGTTTTACTATTTCAGTACTACTTTCTAAAAGCTCTTGACGGAGTTGTGCGATCTCGTCTAGTAAGGGTTGAATTTCAGCTGACTTATCCTCAGAAGAATATACTTCTGAGCTTCTCTTTACTAGGTGTTCGTGGGAGTTGGTTTCTCCCCTTATGGGAATAGTAAAGAATAACTTATCGTAAAGTCTAAACAGTTCTTGTATTGTGTCTGGATCCTGTTCAGGAACCGGTTCTACAAAGGTTTTGAAAGACCTGTCAACGACTGCGTTAAATTTATTGCGATCTAGAACAGTCCTACTTAAACGTATTTCTTCAGCCATTTCTTACAATTTTGAATACTTGACCTTCATCCACGATAGTAGTTGATCCTCCGATCTCAGTCTTGATAAGGACTCTGTAGTGCCTTTCAGGCTCTAGGCCTCCCATATGAATATCAAAGTAGCTGCTAGAGGTACTAGTGCTAATCTTTGTAAATAGGGTGTCAAAGTCAACCACCATTTCGTGGGTGTTCTCGTCTCTTAACCCCCAGTAGGAGGTGGCGGGCAGTCTAAAATTAGTTAGGTAGCTTGATGAAGTTGCAAACGTTCTAGCTGGGTATTTAGGTCTTACGTTAAGTTCAAATCTCTGTCTACCTTGGTCAGCATATTCTCCTCTGTTATTTTTTAGCTTAATGCTAGCGTTAGGATCAGTGATGGTGGTAAGTCCTGATAGGTACTGGGAGTCATCCCATTTAATTTCAAGGCAGGGTGGGTAGATGGTGTGGGTTAAGTGGGAGAAGTACCGTAGGAAGAGTTGACGGTTATTACTGTAGGCTGCAAACTCAGCACTGCCAGAGATTTTAAGTAAAAAACCGGCGTTGTCTATACTACCGTCATACTGTGCTTTTACTCCTTCGGTGACGTTAATGTTTAAGTCGTGAGTTGAATTTACAGTATGAGACTGGTACATATTAAAAACATACCCGGGTGTATCTGTGTACCATGCACCACCGCCGGGTTCACTGCTGGAGTAAGAGGTAACAGTTTCTCCAGCTATACTATCAGAAGTCCAGTTGTTTGACCCTGATGATTGAGTAAATACCCATGAAACTCCGCTAGAATTCTTGGGTGTATCGTTGTATTTTCCGTTTCCTGCTACCCAGGTTGTGAGTGTTGCACCGGGAACGTACACTGGATATGCTTCAACTGTGTAAGAGTCAGGGACTTCGTTTGCGCTTGCTAAAGAGAGCCTTAGTGAGGCGCTAAAGCTTGTAGCTGGCCGGGTTGAAGAAGAGATAAATGTCTCTAGTACTTCAGTTATTTCAGATAAATCAAACTGTATAAGAGCTCTATTTACGAAAGAATCTGTGCCTACGGAGTAGGAACCTAACTCTAAAATCTCATCCCTACCGGTGTTCATTTCCGGATACTGGGAGTAGAGAGTTGCTGTCTTTTCGGGGAAAATTTTATAAATTGACATCTTATAGTGTTGTTACTCGTCCGATTATATCCGTGTCTGGGAATTTTACTTCAAAGATACAGGGGTCGTAGGAAGGATAAACGGTATTGTTTCTGGTTGCTCCTTTGATATCGTATCCGTACTGAGAGTAGCTACCTCCAACCTTGTTAGTGACTTGTATACTCTGAACTGTTTGGACTCCTTTGACTCTGTCTAGTAGCGGGAAGAGACTAGATAGGTTGATGCTTTGGTTAATATTCCATTTTTCTATTGCAAAAAAATCTTTAAGAACTTTGGTGCAGTTAAATAGCACATCTCTTCCTGCAAAATTAGGTAATACTATAATCTCGTAAGTAATTCCTATATTCACTATAAAAGCATCTTTTATATTAACTGCATCCGTAATCATCTTATACTGCCCTAAGTAAGTCTTTAAATTGGACTTTAAGGTAGCGCTAGATGTAGCGAGTTTTTTATTCCCATCGTATGATAGGATATAAAGAGATAGGGAGAGAGGATTACTATCAATTATGCTATCAGTCGTAGAATTACTACTCGTTAGCTGATCTTGTGTTACATAAGTTTTAGCTACTGTACCAAATTTAGGAGGCATTGAAAGAGCGCGGACAGCATAGTCATCTCTTGTTACTGTTCTTAACTGTTCGTTAAAACTTCTAAGTGAGTTCTGCCTGATTTCTTCAGAAGTATCTCCATCCCTACCACCGTCTGCAGGATTAGGATTTGTAAAAAGTAGACTATTTGCTGAACCTGTCACAGTTGCTGTTACTGAGGAGGCTAGTATAGTTGTGATGGTATCTGAAGGTACGTTAGCTTCAACACCACCGCCTGTAAGATATCTGATGGTGAGAGTTGTGTTTGCGGGTGCTAATCCGTAAGCTCCAGTATACATAAAGTTGGAGGGGTCATAGGCGGTGTCGATTTTTGACACACCTATAATCTGGTCTCCTAAGCCTACATTGGTAGGGTCTGGTGTTATTATGGAGTCGCTCTGTCCTGATGTACCTGCTCCGAACTGTACCTGAAGAGTGCCTGTAGATGTAAACCTGGTAACAAATCTTCGAGGTACTTTTTGTACCTGCAAGCTGTAGGGTGTGGTGCTGGCGTCGGAACTTAGATTCGTCTGCTCTACAAATGTAGTATCTTGACCTAGATAAGGTACTTCGTACCATCTGGTATTCCCGGTCTCCACGATGTCTAAAACACCTAAGATATTATCATCAGTTATATTTACAGTCTTAAACTTCTCAGGTGCACCTACTGGCAGGGTTAGGGTCTTTACTTCTGCAGAGATAGCTTTTACTTGTTTTTTTAGTAGAAAAAGATTAATCGTATTGCCGGTTGATGAGTCGATACTAACTTCAGTTGGATCGTAGGAGCTTGAAAATCCGAAGTTTACTGTATCCTCAATTAAAAACTTTACAGGAGACCCTGTAGTTGACTGAAGTTGTGTGTTGCCTAGAACTGTTAGAGCTTGGTCGTAATTAGGTACTTGCTGGCCTCCTACTAGTTTAGCAGGTACAGTTTGGTAAACATCTAGAATCACTTGTGATGCTGTGCTTACTTTTGGACGGTATCCCATCGCATATGCGAGTGCGTAAAGGTTCTTACTTTCCTGGGCGTACTGTAGGTAGGTTTCTTGTAGCTGGGTGTCTTGGTAGAAGGCTAGTACATCTCCTACGTATGCAGCCATCTCTATAAACATCGTACCGGGCGAAGTTGGTGAGAAATCGTTGTATGTGTCTGGGAAGTAATTCTTAGTGTAGTTTATTAGCTCTTGTTTGAAGCTACTAAACGACTTGTTAATGTACTTTATGTCTCTTTCCTCTGCCATTATAGTTCAAAATTTATTGTAAGCTCGTCAGTTATTCCTGTCTCTCTAATACCGTATTTTAGCTCAAAGTTTACAAGGTTTTCATCGTAAATTGGAACTAATTGCAAATTCCTTATCTCGACCTGCGGGAAATATATCTGCAAGCCTTGCGTAATATTCTCGGTAACAATATCAATACTCTCTTGAGTTAAGTTTTCAAAAAGTAAATTTCTAATTCCAGATCCAAATCTAGGATTAAAAACTCTCTCATTCTGCCCTGTTAAAAAGAAATTTATTAAATTTGTCCTGGTGGCATCTTTAGTGGTGTAGGTAGAATTAAAAACAGCTCTGCCCTGGAAGGGGAGAGCTACTCCTACAGCTTTTCTAGGCTGTAGATCGAGTGGGTTAATCCTACGTACGTTAAAAGCCATATGGTTGGCTCTTCTTATCAGCTAGCTTTACGATAGCGGCTGCTTTGTTAACAAAACCCAACTGAGAGAGATCTAATCCTACTTTAGGTGCTGCAGCGATTGCTGATGCTACTGCCCTGGGGTCTTCAGAGACTGGTTTGTAAGTCGGTTTGGCGGAGTAAGGACTCCCTGCAAACATCTCAGACATATTAGCTCTAACGGTGCTCGGTGACTGAGTATTACCGCTCTGGTAGTCTTCAGAAGTCATGGCTCTGCTTGTCATATTAAGTGCTTCCATAAGCGGATTACCGCTTGTAAACTGCAAGGGTTGCTGCTTGGGTGCTTGGTAAACGCTCTCAAAAGCAGGACTAGAGACTGAGGACTTAGGGGTATGCACTGCTTCAGAGAGGATGGTTTTTAACTCCTCTTGAATAGCTTCTCTTACTGCCTCTTTAATTATTTCTTTAAATTCACTGGCTTTCATAATTATAAATAGATTTAGATAATTAGTTGATCAATTCTAAACTTAATTTCATCTACAAGTACTTGTGTTGATGAGCTAAAGGACGGTCTACCCTCTAGCACCACTACCCCTAACCGGTCGATAGCTACTGCGTAGCGCTGCGGAGCTACAGCTTGCCTATCAACTACCCTTATCTCTATTTTATACTCTTTGTAGGAATTGTTAAACTGGGTGATGGATTGATTAAGGGATTGAGAGAGTGCTCTAATTTCTTCATTTTCACTAACAAGGTTGGGGGCACAAATCTCGATTATTCTATCCAAGCTCTGCAATAGTCCTAGAATCGTAGCAAAGGTGCTGTTAATCGTAGATAGTACGAAGGTTCCTGCAGCAACCTCTCCACGGTATTTTTGCGAGAGCTCTTTTACCTTCTCCAGTCTATCACCAAGGGTGAGAACAAAGCCTGTAGTAGTAAACTGATTAGGAGTGGGTAGGGCTTTTATAATAGCGATAATCGGAGGTATAGCTATCAAAACTACCTGCACTCGCTGTAAGATGGTCTGTAGGGAAGTGACTCTCCGCTGTAATGCTATTACTGAGCTCTCTATGTTATCTTTGGTTGCTATCAGTATCAGGAGCTGTTCTGGTGTAGGACAGAATTGTCTAAGG